CTTGGGTATCGACGCCGGCGGTGATGGCGAGCACGCCGGCCGGGGCGGTGCGCAGGGGATAGGCTTCGGCGCGATCCGACACGACGTTATGCTTGACGGAGCGCATGGCGGGGTCTTCCCAGGTCTTCGCCAGGCGGTCGTTGATGAAGGTTTTCAGCTTGGCTGGGTCGTTCTGGGCGTTCAGCCACATCTCGACCAGGTCGGCCCAGCGCGGCCCGAGCCCGAGCTGGTAGTACAGCGCGTTGAGGTGATAGCCGCGGATGTCGGAATCTGGATTCTCGGGAACCCATCGGCCGGCGGCAATCATGGCTTGCTTGTGGTGCTCTTCGATCAGTGCGCCACATTCGCGGCAGACGTAGGCCACGCCGGAGCGGCGGCTGCCAGTTCCGGCGCTCCAGCGCAGGCCGGACCATTCGAGCGGCTGCTGCTCGCCGCAGTGTGGGCAGGGCACGTAATAGCGGCGCTGGTCGCTCTTGAGATAGAGCGCTTCGATTCGCGAGACGCCGGCAATCTGCGGGGTGCTGACGTAGAGGCGCTTGTAGGTCGCCGGGAATGCTGATGTGCGGCCGTCGAGCATCTCGACGGGGTCGTCGCCGCTGGATAGGTTGGCGGCGAATTCGTCGAGCTCGTCGACGATCAGCGTGCGCACGCTGGTGGATTTGAGGCGTTGCGGGCTGCCGGCGTGCTCAAGGTAAAGCTGTCCGCCGGCGAAGTCCTTGAACTCGCGCCGGTTGGAGCCGTTGCGGCTGTCGGTGCTGGCGAGGGTGGCGCGCACGGCCGGGGTTTCCTCGAGCATCGGCCCGAGCTTCTGCGCCACCCACTTGTGCAAGGACACCTCGCCAGGCAGGCAGACCATGATCGGACCCGGATTGTGATCCATGGTGTAGCCGAGTGCGTTGACGGCGATCTCGGTTTTGCCAAACTGAATCGGAAACATCAGGACGCAGACGCGCACCGGTGAGCGGCTCGACAGGCAATCCATCGGCTCGCGCAGCGGCGGGTTGCGCTCGGTGCGCCACTTGCCCGGCTCGGCGCTGCCCTTGCTGGAGAGGCGGCGATGCAGGTCGGACCATTGGGAGACGGGCAGGGCCTTGCGGGGAGCCAGGGCGCGCGCCAGGGCGGCGGCAATGCGGTGCTCGGCGGGGGCGTACTGAGGGGAAATCATCGCAATTGATATTGCTTCATTCGTAACTGCGCGCGCGCCACCTTTTTTCTAGCCGGTTATACGTAGTGTCTAAATCTTTTCCTGAATACGTAGCGATAATTACTACATCCGGCATTAACGATTTGCCAACGCTGATCGCTCCGCGCATATCGCAATGTTCCCCTTCTGGAAGATAAAGCTCCAACACTCCAGATGCCACAGGTGTCCATTTGATCCAGTGACACAGTAACTTATCGCTGAAAGGCCACGTTCTGTCGTTTTGCTGACGTTGTTCAAATTCGGAAGCGAGGTGTTTTGCATTTACCTCCTCCGCGGTAATAATTATAGGCTGCCGTCTTTCTGCTATTTTTCCGAAGCCTTCGGCAATAGTTACGTCAATCTCCTGAAGAATTTTAGTTATGCCGCACACCGCATCTGTCAGACACTCCACAAGCATCCCCGAAGCGTCAGGCCCACCAGGGGCGTGGCGCGTTATCGCTGCGGCTATTCTTTTCCGTGAAAATTCGCTCATTTCATTTCCTTAAAAAGTTACGACTTGGACAAAGACGTAAACTGCTCAGACAGTTCCGTCAATAGAGTCTCGACCTGGTCGGCGAGCAGCGCCATGATTTGCTGCTCGTCGCTGACGACGGCGAGTTGCGGGGCCAGGATGTGCGGCAGGGTTTCCAGGCGGTTGCGCAGGATGGTGGCGGCGCCCGCAACGACGGTCAGCACGTCGGCGGCAATCATCAGGCTGCCGCAGCGCTCTTCGTAGTCCAGGCGCGCCAGCTCGGCGGCGTAGTGGTCTTTCTTGTCCCGGTTGTCCTGGTAAAGCTCGGTGACCACGGCGGCGCGCTCCGGCGCCCCGGTGCTGCGCGCCAGGCTGGCCTTGCTTTCTTCGACCAGGACGCGGCCCTCGATGTCGGTCACCAGGCGGCCGGATTTCTTGAGGGCGGTGACGTAGCTCCGCCCGACGCCGATCAGGCGCGCGAATTCGGCCTGGCTGACGGCTTTGGGGGCGGCTGGCGTGTTCATGGGGATATCAAAAAGGAACGCCGCAGATCCAGTCTCCAAAGCGGCCGTGTTTCAGAATGCACCTCCGGCGTACAAAACGGCAGGATTCGTGCTTCTCAAATTGGTGCCTGCGGAATCTCGGAATCCTTCCAAATGGAAACTGTTTTCTGTCTTGGTTGCGGAGTCCTGCCTCAACCCATAGGCCTTCCATGCGGCGAAGCTCGCTAGCGCCCATGTAAAAACGTCTTTTCATCTCGTTATCCACGTGTTAAAGCGCGCGAAATGGCGCGGTCGATTTCGATCGGCAGGTCGGCCTTGATCTTGGCCATCACGCGCGCGCTGATGCGGCGACTGGCGAACATCTGCGAGAAGCCGATCACTTGCAGCGGCTCGATCGGCAGCCTGGCGTTGCCGGTGCGGCGGAATACGGTTCGGCCTTTGTTTCCCACGAAGGCGCCGGCCAGCGTCTTTATTCCGCCGGAGCGCTTGATGAGGAAGCCAAGTTGTCCAGAGAGAGCGGCAAGCTGCCGCTTGGTGACTCGGGAACCGCGCGTCTTGACGCTGGTGCCGGCAGCCTGCACGGCGGATAGAAAGTGGATCAGGTTGAGAGATCGGCCGCGTTTCTTTGTGGAGCCGAATATCTCGATGCGCGCTTCGAGGGCGCCGGCGCGGGCCTTGCGCACGGTGATGGCGTTGCGCACCTCGGCGGCCTTGACGGCGAACTCCTGCGGGATGACGCGGTTGATCTCGGCGCGGGCCTTCTCGGCGACGCGGTTGATCGCCGGGCCAATGGCTTTGTCTTGCACGGCCTGCGACTGCTGGCGCAGGCGGTTTGTGACGTCGGCGATGCCGAGCACCTTGACGCTGATCATTGCGGGTCCCTCCGTGGGGGTGGCGTGGATTGGCACAGCGGGCCGATGACCATCTGCGAGACGGGCAGGCCGGTGTCGGGCAGCCTGGCGCCGATCTCGATGCCGTTCTCGCTCGCCCAAAAGGTAGGCTGGCCATCGAGGCCGGCGCGGATGGAGGCATCCACGGCGGGGCGGCCGAAGACTTCGCGCAGGGCATCGACAAATTCGGTCACCAGGGGCATATCGGAGCGGAGCGAGCGGGCGGTCATGCATGTTCCGGGTTCACAAGGTTTGTTCCGGGTACCCGGAACAGCCGGAAGCCTTGCCACCACTGGGTTGTTCCGGGTGTTCCGGGTGTACCTCCTGTGTACACGCGAGAAACAAGTAGACGCGTAGCGAAGGCGCGCGCGAAGCGGGCGCGCGAGCACGTCGCGTATACGCGCGCGGAGACCCGGAACACCCGGAACACCCGGAACAAGCCTTGCCCAGCAAGGGTTTGCGCTGTTCCGGGTACCCGGAACAAACCTTGTGAACCCGGAACATTTGTGGCGTGTTTCATGCGCCATCGCCAGATCCCAGTCGAATGGCGGCCGAAAAGCGGCGCGCGCCGTCGGTGAGCCACTGCGAGACGGGCATCCCCGGAGGCTGTTCGGTACCGGCAAGCGCCAGGGCGGCTGTCGGGGGAAGCACCAGCGGGCGAGGCTCGGTGGTGGTCGCCGATTCGCTCAGGTAGATGCGGCATTTCTTCTTTTCCCATCCGGGAAGGCGCGCCACGGCGCCGTGGAAGTGGTTCGAGGGGCGCGGACGCATCTCGCCGTTGGCCCGGCACCATCGGTTGTAGGCGGTGTAAAGGTCGGCGGCCAGGCAGGGGACGATCGGCAGCCCGATGTCTCCGTCGATCCAATCCTTGATGAAGCGGACTTCGCTCGGTGACGACAGGTCGATCAAGCTTTGCTTGGCGGTCGTCATCGGCGGGCGCTTTTTCGGATGGAATCCGGAGCAGTCGACCTTGTGCAGCAGGTGATCGTAGAAGGCCTCGACGCCACCGTTCTCAATCTCGAGGTGCACGCGGTCGTAGTAGTCTTCGGAGAGTTGCGGCGGGGTGTAGATCACCAGGTGCCGGCGGTCGTCGTTCTCGATCGGCAGCGGCTGGTTGTCGTTGGACAGGTAGCAGATGTTCAGCTGGTTGCGCTGGCGGTACGCGGCGATGTTCTTCGGGTTGATCCGGATCCATTCGCCGGTGACCAGTTCCTTCAACTCATTTTTGATGTGCCACATCTCGGCGCGGGTAACGACTTCCTCGGCGAGGATGAAAAGCTTGCTGTCGGACCAGTCGGCGTTGAACTTGTCTTCGAGGCCGCGCTGGTTGAGGACGGTGGCGTAGTCGCCGTAAATCTTGGCGAGCGCCTGGAAGACGGTGCTTTTCCCGGTGCCCTGCGGGCCGTGCATGATGACGGCCGACGACATCTTGGCGCCCGGGTGCTGTAATGGGTAGGCCATCCACTGCAGCACCCATTCGAACACCTCGCGCGCGTTCTTCTCGTTGCTGCAGAGGTATTCGAGAAGGTCGAGGAGCTCGCTGCAGGAGCCTTCCCGCGGCTGCATTGGCCAGCCCTGCCAGGTGTTGAGCCTGACCATGGAATCCTTGCCAGTGGGGTCGAAGCCGACTTGGTCGAGATAGCACGCGCCCCGCTGAACCCACGTGTCGTGCCGTTTGACGTCGTCCCGGCGCACCCCGGCCGGCAGCAGCGCCAGCATTTGCGATTGCTTGACGACCTTGTTGACCCACGTGTCGAACAGGTATTCGCCGGTTCCGTCGTCGAGCGGGATGAACCG